AAAAAATGCAAAAAAAATGAAAAAAATGCATTTTAGGGGTTTACATTTCAGATCTTATATGGTAGATTACTAATATAAGGTGAATAAAGGAGAGACACCATGCTACTATCAGACGGTTCAATGATCAAAAACGACGTAATCAAATGTTTCAAGGTTGCGGTTGCAAATCCTGAAAACCAGCACGTTGGTGGTGGTATCAACTGGGACTTCGTAGATGCTGACTTGTACCTTGATCTTGGTGCTATGTACTCTGAAGGGTATTTGCGTGAGTGCTTTGAAGTTTTGGTTGACGAGTACTTTGAATAAGGAGACTACTTTCCGGATACGTCCGTGTGGAGGACCCGTACGGCTAAAAGCATCACTTCTAAGAAGTGTTAGTTTCAATCAAACTAGAGCGGCAATGTCAATAAGGCCGTGCGGAGCGATTGGATATACTAGGGGCGTATTCGGTAAGTAGTCTCAGAGGAGATTGGTATGAGAACTGTACACTATGTTGGCATGGACGAAGCCACTTACCAGCGAGCTCGGAGAGTCTGGGGTGGTCCTGCATACTACCACAGATGGATGGACGATAGAGTCTGGACTGAAGTTGGACCAGACGACGTGGTTGTTGTTGGCAACCCTAAATATAGTCCATACGTATGGGATGCTAGTGCTGTTCCAAGTGAATATACTAATTGAAAAAAAAAATGCAAAAAGTTGAAAAAAACTGTTTACATTTGCTTAGAGTTGTGGTATAGTATACCTATAAGATGATTAAGGAGAGAGAATCATGGCTAAGAGTAAAGAAGATCTTCAAAAAGAAGTAGCAGCTCGGCTTGCAGATGAATTGATGTCAAAGCTGTTTAAGTAATAAGGAGAGAGAATCATGAAAGGTACTATTCGAATTGTTGCAGGTTTCCTAATGTTGATGGGTGGTGTCGGTGGCATCGAAGCTTCAATGGAACCTGGTATCCCTATGGACTCATTAGCTATTGCAGTAGCCGGCTTGGCTATCTTTGGCTGGGGAGCTTTGAGTGCTGCAGCTAATGAAACTTTTTCGTAAAAAAGTTAAAAAAACTGTTTACTTTTACGAGAAACTATGGTAGAATATACTTATATTGATGATGGAGAGAGATCATGATTAACTTAGCAAATGAATTAGCAACTCGTTTTCCTGATAAGAACGAGTTTTATCCTAAAACAGTTTTGGCAGTAGCAGCCGAGCTTGGCTTGAAAGAGCGCGATGCTTATAAGTTCGTTACATCGCAGCCTAAAGTTCGCCGTGGGGTCTACAACCTCGAAGCTCAGCTCCTGCCATTTCGTAATAAAGCAGAGGCTCCTCAAATGTCCGGTGGTGTAGCATCAATCGTCAATGACGAAATCTTTGTACCTGATGCTGATCCTACTTATGTACCTTGGGGTCACTTTAAAGATGTTGAGTCGATTATTCGCTCTGGCATCTTCTATCCTACTTATGTGTCTGGTCTTTCAGGCAATGGTAAAACCTTGATGATCGAGCAGGCATGTGCTCGTCTGGGTCGTGAATACGTACGAGTTCAAATCACTCCTGAAACTGATGAAGATGATTTGATCGGTGGTTTCCGCCTAGTAAATGGTGAAACTGTATTCAACAAAGGTCCAGTCATCAAGGCGATGGAGCGGGGCGCGATTCTTCTGATCGATGAGATCGATCGTGGCTCAAATAAAATCATGGCACTACAAGGTGTTATGGAAGGTAAGCCAGTCCTGATCAAGAAAACAGGCGAGATGGTACGCCCCGCTCCAGGTTTCAATGTCTTTGCGACAGCGAATACCAAAGGTCAAGGTTCCGACGATGGTAAGTTCATTGCAGCTACTATTATCGATGAAGCTTTCCTTGAGCGCTTTACAATTACTATGGAACAACCATATGCTACCCTTGCTACTGAACGTAAGATCCTTGTAAAGCACATGGAAAAGTTTGGCAAGGTTGATAAAGACTTTGCTCAAAACTTGGTTGTATGGTCTGAAACGATTCGTAAGACTTTCGAAGACGGTGGTGTAGATGAAGTAATTTCTACTCGTCGCCTTTGCCACATCGTTCAGTCCTTTGCAATCTTTGATGACAAGATGAAAGCTATTGAGCTGTGTATCTCCCGCTTTGATGCTGATACCAAAGAAGCTTTCCTTGATTTATATACTAAGGTTGATGGTGATATGGGAGGTCAACTAGCTCCTCAACCTACTACGGAGGAATATGATGAGCAACCATTCTAATGGAATGAAGTTTGATAAAGACAAACCTGACTATTCGTTGATGCCCTTCGGGGCACTCGATGAAGTGGTCAAGGTACTTACTCATGGAGCTAATAAGTACGATCGCTTCAATTGGGAAAAGGTAGAAGATATTCGCTACCAAGCTGCTGCACTACGTCATATTTCAGCGTATATGCAAGGTGAGAAATACGATCCTGAAACAGGTATCAATCATCTTGCACATGCAGTATGTTCCCTTTTATTTTTAACACAGTTTGATTTAAATGCACAAAAAGTTGATAAGCCTATGTACAATTACGATCAAACGTTGTATAATACTAGTATAAATACTTCTATCGATGACGCTAGCGTCGAAGATTGGAATCGTGCATATAGAAATATTAATGTGACTTTGACTGGAATGAACTATGAAACTAAGTAATGAAACACAAACCGTCTTGAAAAACTTCGCTGCTATCAATAGCAACATCGTTATCAATACTGGTTCTGAACTAAAAACAATTTCCGAAGCAAAAAACATTCTCGCCAAAGCTTCGGTTGGCGAATCGTTTGATACATCCTTTGGTATCTACGATCTAAACGAGTTCCTCGGCGTGATGAGCATGTTCGATGATCCGGAACTCACTGTAGCAGATGACACTCTCTCCATCAAAATCTCGCAGGGTCGTCGCGCAGTTAAGTACTTCTTTAGTGCTCCGGATATTCTTACCTCTCCATCTAAAGACATCGTCATGCCTTCCGCCGAGGTAACCTTTACTCTGTCCCAAGATGATATGAGCCAGCTACGCAAAGCAGCTGCTGCCTTGGGTGTATCAGATGTAGTGGTTACCAAGTCTGCCGGTGAATCTGGTCTTACATTGACCGTCACCGATGTAAAGGATTCTACTTCTAATACTTTTGATATTGAAGTGGATGCAACTGAAGCTGCTGATGAAGCATTTAAATTCATCTTCAATATTGGCAACTTTAAGTTCGTTGGTGGTGATTATCAAATCGTGATTTCAAAGCGTTTGATTAGCCATTTTAAAAATCTCAATGTTCCTGTCGAATATTGGGTAGCTCTCGAGAAAAACTCAAAATTTGGAGAATAATATGTCTGAAGCAACAGAAACTCAGGGTGCAGAAGAAGCACAGGCGCCAATCCAATTGGGCCTCGGCGATCTGGCTGCGGTAATTCAAATCATCGACGTTTGCTCTAAGCGTGGTGCATTTGAAGGTACTGAGCTAGAGTCGGTTGGTCAGGTTCGTGGTCGAATCGCTGCGTTTGTTCAAGCAAATGCACCTAAGCAAGAAGCAACTGAAGAAACATCTGAAGAAGCTCCTGCTGAGTAATCGGGTGATGCCGTAATACATCCGCGGGAGGCCACGGTTAGTCTCCCATCCCTTTGTTAAATTTGAATTGAGGAATATATAATGTTGTCTAATCCTGCTGATCGCGAAAAACTTCTAAACTCTATTAAAGAGATGTCTAATTCGATGACTCGAGTAGATGCTGAGAAGGATTTCCAAAAGGATATAATTGATAAAGTAAATGATGAACTTGGTCTTGAAAAAAAGTACGTACGTAAGTTGGCTTCAATTTACCATCGTCAAAACTTTACTACTGTTCAACAAGAGCAGGAAGAACTTCAAGAATTATATGAAGCAATTACTGCGAAGGGATAATATGAAATGTACAGGCCACTTCCATCGTTTCTAACAATTGGTAATTCTCAGATCCAAGGCTTGGGTCTCTTCTCTCTCCAATCAATACCCTGCAATGTTGATCTTGGGATGAGCCATATTGTTATTGATGATGAGGTGGTCCGTAC